TGATGAATCATCGAGTAATTTAGAAAAAATGTCTTTTAAACTTTCTTTATTTTCATCAATAAAAGAGGTTCGCGCTTCATTTTCATTGTATCTATTAGGGTCTTTTTTTGCTAAATATTTATTGTAAGTCTGTTTATTTGTAAAATATTCAAGAGTTAATTTATCCATGTTAAAATTTGAATCCATGTCTTCTATTTATTTCATTGAGAGAAACACACAAGTTCTTTTCTTTGTGTTATTTATACATATAATGGCACATTTAGGTAAAATGAATTTAGGTGGAGGATTTAATGGCATATCCCCAACCCAGACTATATTAAACTATAAAGATGGCGATCAAGCATTAATGAGAAAGCAGCTTAGAACTGCTTGGAACACATCTTATGCGAGTGGTAAAGTAAATGGAAAGAATCGAGTTATAACCCCTTTTCGTGCAGTAAATAATAGTGGGGATTTTTTAGCTAGAAAAGATTATGTATGTGGAGGTCCAAATCCAAATATTCTCCCTCGTGGAGGTATTCGTGCAAGATTTGGTTCAATATACTCTAAATGCGATGGAACCGGAATAGAAGCAAGTAGTACAAATACAAAGTTTGTTCCAGACTCAAGTGAGTATATAAAATACAAAAAACTAAATGCACTTAATAATAATTACAATGATAAAAGTTTTGGTGGTTATAATAACTCTGCAGTCACAAGTCTATGGAATATTCGCATTTGAAATGCTTTAATACATTGAGCAATTAAAATTGAATATTCATATTTTCCATAGAATTATTATATTACATTATAATTCTATGAAGTACATTACTAATATGAAACAAACTAAGAAGATTCGCCAAAATATAGAATACAGAATTATGTTAAAAAGTGTTTCTTCTTTAACCAGAATGCATTTACAACATTTCTTTAGCGATATTTCCTTTGACGAAAAATATAATATGTTTATTGTTGTAAAAGAATTATTCGACAATAATAGATTTATTTTGTCGAATATTGACGATAACTGTAAATTAAATGACAACGATGATATGACGCAACTTAAATGTGATATTAGTCATATGTCATTTCCATGCAGTCCAAAAACATTCAAGCTTTTACCTCATGAAATAACAAAAATTAAAAGAATCATAAATGACCCAATATTATGTGAATTATTGATAGACAAAGGCAATTGGTATAACATTTATTATTTTCAGGAACCATTGAATAAAAAATCAGAAAACTTTGAGAGAAACATACCGCTATTCTATGTGGCAATCTATAAAATTAGGATATTTGTAGATGATATTATATCATGCTTAATGCCCAGAAAAAATATATAACTTTTATATAGTTCTTATGTCAATAAAAGTTATTGGAGAAGGTACATATGGATGTGTTACAAAGCCAAGTATTACTTGTAAGAATAAAAAAAATGTAACTTACAAAAATAAATTATCTAAAATTATGAGAAAGGATCACGCCGAAGAAGAGTACGATGAATTGAAAAGTATAACCAAATCAAAATCACTAAAAAAATATATATTACCTTTACCTTCAATATGCGAACCTAAAGACGAGTTACTTCTAAAGAATGCAATAAAAAAATGCTCTAATAAAAAAATTAAAAATGTTCCTACAAAGAAACTTTCATTATTAGTTTTAGATGACGGAGGTATATCGCTAAAAGACTTTTTAGATGATAAACTACCGAATTTAAAGTCGATTGATGTAAAAATATTTTTAACTAATACATGTAGTTTGTTTGAAGGTGTTGGCTTATTCAATAAATTAGGTATAATACATCACGATATTAAGACTCGTAATATTGTTTATAATACGAATACCAGTAAAATGTCATACATTGATTTTGGAATAGCAAAGAATGCAGACCAAATGCGAAAAGAGTGCATAAGTAATACCAACTTTATGGCACAAACGTGGGAAAATTTTCCACCAGAATACAAATACGCAAACTTTGAAGATTTTGAAAGCCGGTTATTTCGAATAAACTATAAGACTTTTTTAAATAGATTAATTGATACATTTGATTGGTATAGTTTAGGGATAATGATGAAAATTATTTACAGAAAAATGTTTTTGTATAGACATATTAGCGAAGATCTCTATAGAGAAATTTCTATGATACTAGACATTATTGGAAATGTTGATATTCACAAACGTGTTTTTTCAAATAAAAAAATAATAAATCTCTATAAGAATACATTAAAAAAATACAAAATGTTGTCGGTGAGCAATCATTCAAAGTCATTAACATCTGTAGCTTCAGAAAATACCACAAAAACAAATTTGTCTCGAAAGGATATCTCTTCTTTGAGTAAAGTGATTTCACAAAGGAAAACAAGAATAACAAAAAAAAGGAAATAATATTTTTTATGTTATTTTGTTGCAATTAAGTTGTCTTCTTACGTACAACCTTCTTTTTGACTGTTGGTGTAGTATCATTTACTTCTGGTTTTGTAGTAGTATCTGCCTTTTTAACAACTGTTTTCTTTACCACTTTTGGTTCTGGTTGTTTTTCTGGTTCTGGTTCTGGTTCTGGTTCTGGTTCTGGTTCTGGTTCTGGTTCTGGTTCTGGTTCTGGTTCTGGTTCTGGTTCTGCTTCTGGTTCTGGTTGTAATTGATTTTCTTCGTCTCTTTCTTCTACTCGAGGTTTTTCTTGCACTTGTTCTTCATCGCTGTCTTCAACATAATTTGTTTTAGGAGGTTCATCTACTAGTTTTTTAGTGTCTTCTGATGATGCAACTACCGTTGTCGCACTAGTATCTTCTTCGCCTAAATCCTGATCGGAAAGATCAAGCATTAATTTTCCTGCTGTACTTTCTATTAATTTTGGTTTTACAGCACATTGTCGAAGAGTCCAACTAATACCCCATCCTTTTGCTCCAATCCATATTGACTTGCACTCTATTCCACAAGTAACTTCTGATCCAGAAGGAACAAAATCAATAGGTGTTTCAGATTCATCTTCTGTTGGGAATAGCTGTCCTCCTCTGGTATTGAAGATTTCAACATCCCACTTACCGCTGTAACACGTCACTCTAGGTCTGAAATAGACGCCTCTTTCAGGATCGACTTGCTTTGTTTCTGGATTTTTACCAGGTTTCAAAAATGGAAAATAGCTAAACTCTGTAATTTCTCTAGACTGCTTTTTACCGAACCACGCTTCCGAGTTCTTTACTGCATCATCGATTACTTGTTGTTCGAAATCCTTTAGCAATTGTAAAGCACGCTTAGAATCTTCTGATGTAGATTCTTTTCCTGAAAAATGTAGCTTAATATTGAATTTACCATCTGATTCACCTGTAGTTGGGTCTGTATAATCATCAATCCCCCAACTAACTAAATTAGGTAATTGAAGATGAAGTTTTTTGTTTTTCTGTGTGCTAATAATATTTACAGTCTTTAATCCACGATCACTGACTTTTGGTTGCATATAACGGTTGGCTTGAATGTCCCATTGGGACCATTTTACATATTTAGTGTAAGATGAAGTTGCCATTTGACTAGTTGCGTTTGTTGTAGATTGCATAGAGTATTTGTTGGTAATTATATATAATATTAATATTATTTCTTTAAGTCAATTTTACGTTTTATTCTTTTTAGAGCCATTTTATATAAAAAATAAATTGAATTTTAGACTGTGTTCAGTTTAAAATTAGACATATTTTTATTTATATTATCATAATTACAAAACATAAAATCCAGATAATTATTAATGTGTATTTTTTTCTTGTATTTTATCAAAGTATTTGGTTTCTAGTAATTCCAATATGTTTTTAAATTCCTCTTTGCAAGCGTACATTACAAAGTCTGATGTTTTACAAAATTTCTTTACCCATGATTCTTTTACTGTTAGTTTATAATCTACAGACAAGAATACAATTCGCTTCTGCTTTTCTAAAAGTAAATCTATTTCTCTCAACTGAAAGAAATCAATTGATGTTTTTCCAGACAAAATAACAAACGCTAACTCGATACTATCCAGATCTGAATCGTCAAAGTAAGATAAATCTGTATTATCCGATTTTTTCATAAATTTAACATATTTTGTTTCTGAAATTTTAAAATTATATTTAGAAAGCTCTTCTTTTAAGAAGTCCTTTAGTATTATTTCTTTCATTTGTCTCGAAAAATTAATATGAATATTGCGATTATGTAATTTTTCAATACTAGATGAAGCTCCCATATTTAGTAAAACACGTTTATATACAAAAATAAATAAAAGTGCTTTATTCAATTTTTTATATTTATAGTTTTTGTTTTGTTTTTGTTTTTGTTTTTGTTGTTTATAAAGTGTCATTTTATTATCAAAAACAAATAAATGTATTTATTGTGTAATGGACTTAAAGCAATAACATATAATATTGTATATCACAATGGTAAAGACCACAACACCACCACCTATTGAAGCTGACAAGAAAACCCCTGCAAAGAAGAAGATGACAAAGAAGGAGGAAGCACCTGTTGATGCTCCAAAGGTAGAGGAATCTGCTGCTCCTGTAGCAGATGTAGCTGTAGCAGCCGAAGCAAGTTCTGATAGAAGTGATCTTTCACAGGAGCTTAATGACGATATTAGTGAGTTGTTGAAAAACATTCAAGCCAGACTTGCTCTTGATACTGCCATCAAGGTAAATGCAAAGGCAATTGAGAAGAAGGTTGCCAAGCTAACAAAGCTTATGGAAAAGACAACCAAGAAGAGAAAGTCTAGCCAGAATAAGGTATCTGGTTTTGAGAAGCCAACCGCAATTAGTGATGAACTCGCTAGATTTGTTGGTGAGCCAGTAGGTACCATGATGGCAAGGACTTCTGTCAGTAAGAAGATCCACGAGTACGTAAAGTCCAACAATCTTCAGAATCCGGCTAATCGCCGAATCATCAACCCTGATGCAAAGCTAAAGAAGCTTTTGAAGACAACTGGTAGTGATGAGCTAAGTTACTTCAATCTACAAAAGTACTTGAAGGTTCATTTTAAGAAGGATGTTCCTGTTGCCAAGGCATAAGTACTACAATAACTACTACAATAACTACAAATAAATATTACATAACACATCTCTAAAAAGTAAATTGAATTATAACATATAGTAAAAACCGAAAAACATGAAACCATTATTCGTAATGAAAAATATTATGCTTTGTTAGCTCAGTTGGTTAGAGCGTGCGGCTGTTAACCGCAAGGTCCTAGGTTCGAGCCCTAGATGGAGCGTTTGCCCAATTAGCTCAGTCGGTAGAGCGCCAGACTTTTAATCTGGTGGTCGTGGGTTCAAGTCCCACATTGGGTACCAGCGTCAATGGTGTAATGGTAACATGGATCCCTTCCAAGGATTCGCCGAGGGTTCGATTCCCTCTTGACGCATTATTTACATATAATTACAAATTATATATAATACAAGTAAAATTAATATGAAAATGTTATTGTTCTATATACAAGAATGTCTGAAGAGATCAGAAGAAAAAGAGTGACTTGTAGTTTATGCAATACGGTAGGTCATAATATTCGCAGTTGTACTTATTTTGAAAATGTAAGAAAAGAAGGGATTCAACACTATAAATCTTGGTTATTTAACTGCTTGGTTGGTTTTCAAAAAGAATGGGATTTTAGTGATTTTAACCCAAACGATACAATTAGAATGCCTTCAGAAAAGTTATTAGAACTATTTCACGAAAATAAAGACAATCCGAATGCAATATCTAATATTCTATCAGAAAAGACAGAATGGTTAGATAATTTAAACGACTTACAATATAGAAGTGTAATATATGGGTATAAAATAAATGCAACCGCTTCAAAAGAAGATCAAATAAATCTTTTGCATTTGTTGTTTTTTCTTGAAGCAGATAGAGGATGGATGCATAGTTATGATATAGAATACTCTGTTCCGTACATTAAATGCAGTACAGATCACATAGATTCGATCGAGGCTATTAATGCGTGCATATTTTCACATCAAAATATAATAGATTTAAATTCACATTCATCTCTCATTAATTTGCCAAATATAGAGGTAAGAGAAGAACGTATTCGTACTCTTTACACCAATAACAAAAGAGCACTGTTCTACATCCAAATGGACTTGCAAAGAAAGCAAAGACAACTGGAAAACATAAGAAATACAATTGATAAATACAGAAGAGATATGTCATTATTAGAACAACAACATGATAGTCTTGATGCAAAAAGAATAAAATATTTATCACATAATGCATGCTTTCCTGATTTTATATTTAAACCGTATATAGAAATAATTAATGAAAATAACAATAAAAGTAGTTACGATGATTGTGTGATTTGCCTTGAACAAATGAACCAAACAAAAGAAATAAGATTGGGTTGCAAACATACATTTTGTTCTTTTTGTATAATAAACGATATTATGAAAAAATACAGTAAAACAAATTACACATTGGAATGTGTATGTCCATTATGCAGACAGAAAATCCGTAAAATATATGGTAACCGCGGCAATATTACAAAAAATCTACATAATATAATGCAAAAAAACAGAATATTTACTGATATATCAGACTTAATAAATTAAAATTTATTTTTTGGGAAATTTATTTTTTACTGTCTCGTATTCATTAATCCATCTTACAGGTGGTCTTATCAATGGTTTAGCATTTTCCGCATTATCATAGGTTACTGTTCTTGCGTACTCTTTGTATTCATATTTTTTAATTTCTTTAAAATATGTGGAATCTAACAATGATTTAGGTATCAACATTTCATTTTCTACGATACTATAGTCTTGGTCATTTATATTCAAAAACTGTTCAGGATAAAAAAAGTAAAGATTCAAGCGTTTGTGTCTGAGTAATTCATCCGATAATCGAAGAAAGTATATTTTATCGTTTTCTTCTTTTGTCAGTAAGTGGTATTTTGGGATTAGCAGTGTAGATTTTTTTTTTGTACCTTCAATATTTTTCATAATACAGTAAGATTTGTCTTCATCATTTGAATTACAAGTGAATACTTGATGTAATTGCAATAAAACATCCATATCTGGATACTCATGAAATTCTACATATGCATGATTGTTGTCAGCTTTGACTTTTGATTTGGATATAGGATTCGGATTCGATATAGGGTCTGAAATATATCGCAAATATTTTTCTATTTCATTCGTTTTCTGTTCATTGGTTGCATTTTTCTTATAAATAACTTTTTGTATATTTTTCAGTATGTCCCTATTTTCGTAATAATGTAACAATATACGAACTGTTGTTCTGAACGAATTATAAAACTGATTTTCAAGATAAATATATTTTACAATAATATCGTTCTGATCTACATGCTCTTTTGGAGACATTATTTTTTTATCAGCCATTATATATTTTGATGACTTCATTTCAGGATATTCTTTATTTGTATTTTGCATTGGTGGATCAAACTGAATAAACTGATTTGTTATACTTAAAATTCCAACTATTAGTCCGTCTTCTACAATGCGATATTTTGGTTTGCATGGTATTTTTTTATCGGATTTTTCATAAACATTTTTTAGAAAATCGACTGTTGTATGATAATCATTCCATAAAGATATATCATCCATCCATTTAAAAGCAGTTTTACTTTTTATATCAGAGTTCAACGTCGGATAACAAGGGAGATAATAATTTTTACCATTATATGGTACCATAAATGCAATTATTTTACCCTGGTAATTCAATATAGATGTAGTTGGTTTCATTTTTAAGCTTTCTAGTATTCCAAATATTTCATTTGCTGGTAAATTTCTCTCAAATTTGTAATGTGAGCTCTTATTTACAAAAGGAGCACATTTAGATTCAGTTAGATTTTTAACCATTTCTAGTATAGTTTTCATGTCACCGACATCATTATTTTTGTTCTCAAAATATTTTTGATATGTAATTTCTTTTTTCTTTCCATCACGAACAACTTTGTAAATAGGTTCATAAATATTCCCATGCTTTAGTAGTATAACCGTCGGTTTTGATAATTCAAATAACGGCCTTTTATAATGGTTTGTTGGGCATATCAAATCTACTTTATTAGTTATGTCATCTAACATCACTTCTAATATCATTAGATTTACCCCTTTCTTGAATAGTATTGGCTGAGACATAAAATCCCACAAGAAATTATGATCAATTTTTACTTCCGGATCATTAATATATTGTAAAAACTTTTCATATGAATTGATACTGTGTTTCAAAAAGTTTATTTGACTATCTTCGCGTTTATCTATGTTTTTATGCAAAATCTGATTTTCATAAGGTTTAATTTCTATATCGTCAATATTCACTTTGTTATTTGTGAATTGAGATACTAAAGAACCATTTTGTAATTGGACAAAGACATCAAGGGTTAGAGTTTTTGACAGTACTTTTCGGAATTCACTTAATTTTATTGGGTTTCCTATTTTATTCTCATAACTATACAAATCTGCCATACATGCTAAAAAAGATTGGTCATTATTATATGTTTGTTCTACGCCATAAGTTAGAAACATTGGACAATCTAATCGCATTTTGTTATCACCTACCTCAATGCAAGAGTTTGATGCATCTATACCTAAAAACTGTTGGACTGGAAAAGGTACAATACCATGACGACCTGAAGTAAGTGATTCTTTTTTCCTATATCCTAATAGGTACAATTCTTTGAATTTTGTTGCATCTTGTCTACTTTCATTTTTATTTTCTTCTATGTTTTCAACATTATCCATCATGCATTTAGCGTCTTTTTTTGGATTTGGTTGTCCAAAACAGCAAGGGTAACAAATATCTTTTCCGTCTTTACCAGTTTTCGTTATAAAGCTTGGTGATGGCCTAAATGGAGCCGACTTCCAATCATTTCGGTCATATATATGTTCGCCTTCTTTCGGTTTATTATAGTCAGTAATTACTTTTCCACAAACTTTTGGATCATCAACTTCAGCTGCAGTTAAAGCCCTTTCCTCTCCAGGTTTTGTGCACCAAAATCTAGGACACACATAATGCATATTTCTATATTTCAAAGATGTCTCCATATTTAATAATTTTTTTGCTTCCTCAGGTAAATCGCCTTTATCAATTTCTTTTTGTTTATTTATTTTATATTCGCTATTATACTTTTGCATTTCCTTTTCTGTAAGAATAACAGGCTGTCTTCTTTGACTTTCTTGACAAACTTTTGTGTAACCTTCCATTGTTTCAAAAAGCGTAGGATCTCTATTATGAATTCTCTCTGTAAAATAACTCTTTATTCCAAGATTTTTTGGTGCCTTTGCACCGCCTAAAGTATAATCTTCCTCTTCCTCTTCTTCTTGTTTTCCTTTTTCTTCATCGTCTTGTGAATTTTTCTCATCATTTGAGTCATCCATTAAATCTATATCAATATCAATGCCGGCATCATCATCGTAATCATCATCGTTAGAATTATCTTTATTGTCAGTTACTTTTTCATTTGTAATGCTCTCTAAAGGAGACTCAAAACTATCTTTAAATGAATCATTATCTGGTGGTTCGTAACTTTTGACATTTTTATTATTTTCTTCTTCTCCTTCAACTTGTTTTTCTTTTTCTTTTTCTTCTTCTTTTTCTTCTTCAGAATCATTATTTTGTATCAAATCCAAATAGTCATCATCCAAGTCAATATTATCAGAATCAGCGTCCGAATCGTCATCATCATAGTCGTCATTATTTCGTGATCCTTCTTCTATTGCTGTTTCTTGATTTTCAAATAATTTTTCTTTTTTTTCATTTACATCAGAATCAGATTCTGAATCAGAATCTTCATTTGCTTTGATATCTTGCCCCAATATACCATTTTTCTTATTCCATATTTCAAACCATTTTTTATTTTCTTCAAACCATTTTTTATTTTCTTCAGTCTCTTTGTACTGTGATAGTATCAAAATAGATTCAATGAATTTTGGTATTAACCATATATACTCTATACGATCAATGTTACTAATATAAAACGAGCATGTACTACCAAACTGAAAAGGCAAAAATGTTATAGGAAATCCAGAAGTTGCTAGAGAGTCTTTTTTTTTGTTAATAAAGCTACCATTAATAGTTCTATACTTTGAAGCATAAATTGTCAATAATTTACTTATTTCTAATTTGCTTAATTGAGGGTATTGTTTTCTCATTTGCTTTTCAACTATTCTTTTATCTTGAGTTATTTTCAATAATTGAGAGATATATTGTTCAGTATCATCCATAATTTGGAAATGTTCTACTCTTTTATATCTATAATGTTGCCCTGGTTCCTTCTTTTTCTCGTTATCTGGTTCGATTGATAATAACGCGGATAAACATTCATAATTTTCCTCAAAATTTAATTTTTTAGTCAATTCGAAAGTACTTTTAAAAGACAATTGAGAAACTCTCACATAATGATCACATAATTTATCCAGTTTTTTCAGTCCATAACCAGATTGTAATAAAAATCCGTTTATATTATCAAACACATTATTTGTTTCGTTTTTCAACCAGTCTTGAAACTCATTGTACATGAGAGGTCGTTCTAAAACACCTTGAAGTCTGACATTGCCGTTCGATTCTATTATGAACTCCACAAAATCGTTTAAACTAGTCGGAACTTTGTTGCTACAGTTCACAAAAATAAGTATATGTGGTTTTAGACCTCGTTTAACTTTATGCATATCTAATATTACTTTTTCTGATAAAGATGGAATTTGCTTTCCATCTTTAGATAGATCATTATAATGAATTCTTAAGTATGGATCACTTTTATTTGTGGCAAAATGTCTTATGTAAGGAGTTTTTACAGTTGCATGTAGATTTTTAAATATTGATTCTAAAGGAACTTGGATTTTTGTCTGGAAGAAACTGTTGTTTTCAATAATTAATGAAAATTTGTCAATCCCTTTTTCTTTAAATGGAAATCCACCCCTTTCTTCATAATTTTCTTTTACGCTATGGAAAATATCAATGCTTTGAAACTGATCAAGTTTTTTTGGATGATTCATAATACTTTCTGTTTTTTCTAATAATTCTTCCTTTTTATCTCTCAAATACGACAGATTGGAGATTCCTTTCTTATGCAAATATGGAAAATAGAATTTCATCATGTCGTCATCAATGTCTTTTAAAACATCTTCAGCAAAACAAACATACATGTCTAAATTTATTGGGTTTCTTCCATAATGAAATAAAAATTCATTGTCTAAAATTATTGGTTCTTTATTGTCAAATGAACGTTGTAAATCGGATGATAATGCATCACTTATTATATCAAACGGATTCGCACAAAACATTTCGTCATACGGAATAATACGTTTAGTTTTACCTGTTAAAGCGATTTCAATACGAATCCCTAAAGGAACCTTTTGAAAAACTGTTACCCTTTCACTAAACCACTTTATTCTTAACAACTCTTCGTACGTAATATCACTATCCGAATGGAATTCATGTTTTGCAATTGATTCTAAATCTCCATTATCGTTTATATTTTCTGTAAAATGAAAATTCACCAATAACTGTGAAAATAGCTCTCTCGTAATTTTAATTTTTTCATTTTGTGTTACGTTTTTGTACCAATCCTTCAGGTTAAATGGTCTCTCAACAACTATAAATAAATACATTTCTTCTAAACTTACTTTCGGATTGTCTGGAAATTTGTTTAAATAAACATACATAATCTTTTCTTTTATAGTTTGTATTGAATCATCCGTATATAGTGTTATATTTAAATCACTATCCGGTACAACTACTGTATCGTACTTGATATCATCTTTTTTCAAAAAATGAATATTGGCTTTCTTTTCTGGCATGTATATATTAATGTAGGAAAGCTGCACTCATTAATACAGTTTTCCTAAATAATACAAATATTGTGTAAATATTATTATTCACGCAATATATTGTTATCATTATTCAAGTATTTTTTCTATTTTTCTTTTACTGTAATTACAATTACAAGGAGTATCTCACAATAGAATTTGCGGTAATATTACCAGCTATTTGAAATGAACCAGCAACAAACAATGATTTGTTATCCATTGAGAGAACCTTACATGCACCATTTAATCCAGTTCTATCGTTTTCTTCGTCTTCTTTTGGTTTTTTCATTTCAGGATAGTGATTTTCTAAAGGTTTCCATTTCAATGTTTTTGTGTCGTATTTAGCAATGTGGTTCAAAAGTATATTATTTTCAAATGTATGTGTAAATGTGCCACCAACATACAAACATGAATGTTCTTTATCGTAAAATATAGAATGGACTAAGTTATTCAATCCTCCATCCATATCACCCCAACTTTGGGTTTTTAAGTTATATTCTGCTACATGATTTGCATTTACATAATCTGCATCGGAACCAACACTTGTAAAAGTACCGCCTACATATAAACACTCTCGATTTTCATCATACGCGATTGAATTACAGTACCCTTGCAATCCTCCGGACAAATTTGACCATTTATCCGTTTCAGTTGAATATTTTGCAATGTACGATACATAAATTTCATTATCACCATCACCTGCATGTGTAAATAACCCCCCCATGTATATTTCATGTCTTGTTGGCTTAACAATAATCCTACATGGTCGATTGACAGATCCACCTTTTAAAGAAAACCACTCTTTTGATTCAATGTCATACACTCCTACGTAATTCAATGGTTTTGTTCCAGAATGAGTAAATGACCCACCTGCATATAGCTTCTTATTTTCAGAGTCATATACGATCGCAGAACACTCTCGATTAACACCTTCGCCAAGAGAAATCCATTTGTTTTCGTTCACATTATAAGCAGCAATATTATTTGCTTTAACTTCATTGTCTCCTTTACCAACCTTTGAAAATATACCGCCTACGTAAACAATTTCATTTTCTTCATCAACTACAATAGATGTTGCAACTTGAGGTATTCCTTCACCTACGTGTTTCCACATTTTATCTTTCATATCATAAACAGCAATGTTTTCAATAGGAATTCTATTAACACAACTAAAATGTCCAGCAATATAGATCTTTTTATTTTTTTTATCCAAAAACACATCTATAACATTACCTGTCTCAACACCGTTTCCAAAACGATTCCACCTTCTAGATCTTAAATTAGATCGAAGTTCATTTGTCTCATATGTCACCCCTTCTTCTCTTTTGAAAATGCTTCCCATTTCCACCAAAGCTTCCTCATTATTTATTATTGGAACTTCCGAATAAAATGGATTGTCAATATGAGGCATATTATTTCTATCAGTGAAATGTTCTCTTTCTTGTGCATCATAGTCATATACATCGGAATAATCCACATTTGAACTTATTGATTTTTTTTCGTCATCGTTTAATTGAGGATGATCGTACTTCATATATCGATAAATTATACGAGCGATTGAAGGTTCTATTATTTCTTCAAAATTATTTATAGGTGTATCCATATCATCTTCTGGATTGTTTCTGCTAGTTTCTGTAATCATATTACAAACGTAATCATTAACGTGTTGTTCCCTATTCATCGCGC